TGTATCTAGAATTGATAAGCTCAGAAATTTTAGCAAGTCCAGATGTTTCAGATTCTACTGGTCTAAATCTTGTTGACTCAACCTTGTTGACCTCTCCAGTTATAATGTCTTTTGTTTCTATATGCGTAGAACCTATTTGTTCTCTTACATCAAGAGTCCCGTTTTCTCTTAGTTTATCAATGTTAGATAGCACAGATTTTGCCGCGGCCTTTTCTTTCAGTGTGCCACTGACTGCTTTCATTTTTTTAAGTAGCTCTGCATTTTCTTGAGACAGTCCATTCGGAGACATTAGTTGATTTCTAATATCCAGCATTCTGCGAAAAATTCTTGTTTGCTGTTTTGCATCTGATAACGCTCCGTGAGATTCTGTTTCGCCAAGAACCATTTTAGCTAAGAATTCAATACTTGTTCCGTTCTCAACAATGGACTCCGGAATAAATCCTTTTGCTGCAGCTTTTGTTAAAGTTGCTTTTGAGAAATCCATAAGATCTGCCGCATAAAACACATTTACCGGCTGTTTTCCTTTGATTGCATTCTTAGCTCGCCTTTCTGCTTCTTGTCTAACCTTAATGTCGGCTTTCCCATATTCAGAAATTACTTCATCATATATTTTATCTTTTTCAGCAATACTGAGTGCACCTTTTAATTTTCTCTTTGCATTAGTTACACCTGATGGTGCATATAATTTTGTTTTGCCATTAAGATTTTGCTCGAACATATTTGAAGTCAAATATCCTGGAATGTCGCCTTCTGCTGCTGACAAATGCTTTCTTTCAAATGCTAAGTTCTGTACAAGAATCATCCCGCTGTCCTCCGTTTTGAAAACAGAGTCCATAAAATGCGAAACACCCTTATTTCCATCACTATAGATGAACTTCGCTTCTTTGGAACTTGGGTCTATATGATGTTTCTTACCAGATACATAATCTTTGTACTCTTGGTTTGTGTTGTAGAACTTATTTTTAGATAAGACTGCTGCCTCTTCTCTTCTTGCAGCGCCAGTGGAGTCCGTATCAAAGATTGCTTCGACCCCACTGCGTCCTTCTGTGTATACACCGGCTGACCAGATTCTCGGTTTCAGTTTCTTTTTTATGATTCCATTCTCTACCACATCAATAGAGGAATTAGGATCTATTCCAGTTGTTTCAAAGTCTAATGAGTGGACAGTTTTGAATGGTGTCATTTTTTAAGTTCCTTTAAAACCTTTTTGTAATCTGAATCAATTTTGAAAATCTCTTTTTCTGTTACAAATCTATATGTAACATTTGGAGAATGTTCTTTTAGGTAATTAACAGCCGCGCGGGCCTTTCTTTTTACGTTAATAGCTTTAAGCGCATTTGAGGGCTTTATCTCACACAACTCTATTCTTCCATCAGAATACAAAACAAGACAATCTGGAATATAATTCTTTCTTAGACCATCTGCATCTATATATGGAATCTTTATTGGTTCCAAAAAGAATTTAACAACTTCCGTGTTAGACTCTAAGTGCTTGTAGAATGTATACTCATATGAAGATTTATAAATAATCTTCGTTTGCATTTTTCTAGAATAGAAATGCCCAGTTTTATATTTCCCGTCTTTATTAAAGAAGGCGCCATTTTTCTTAATGTGTTCCCTTTTCTTGCCTTCTTTTTTCTCTCTTAGTCTAGTTCTTCTACTTCTCATTTTAAAAGTTCCTGCACCGATGGGTCAACAAATCCCGAAGTGTTTTCTGATCTAGCTTTTAATAGCATATCAATCTTATCTTTAAGGCTTTCCCTATTTGGATTAGCGTTAGTGTTCGAAATCTGAGATGCAACTTTTGCTCTTTCTTTTTTGGTTGCCAATAGTGCTTCAAGGTTTTTGAGACGCTGTTTTTTGATTCGCTCTTTAATGTTGAAGTATTTGGACACGTCTTCTTTGATAATCGGGCTACCATCCTCTGAGAATCCAACTATGTCTTCTTGAGATAAATCTTGATCTTTCATCGCCAGGAGCATAGTTACTCGTCTTTCATACATATCCATTTCGGCAAGTTCTGATACTAGATTCATTTCTGTTGGCTTATCTGGAGTGACATCAAATTCTTCAAAGTATCTTCCTGCTTGCTCTCTTAGATATGCTTGCTCATATGGGCATGGCGCTCCGACTGGAGCCTTATTCATTTTGTACAATTCGCAATTGTGAACAAGGAGTCCGTTTGCAAAAAAGTTTTTATTTGCCAATACAGAGATGTCAAATACCTCTTCTTCTCCGGCCGGCTCTATGGATAGAATCTCGGTTACAAATACGTCTCCGTATTCTTTGCATGGAGCTAAACCATCTTCTAGATGCTTATTATAGAAGCCATCTGTAAATAATAGTTTTACACCTGGACGTAAACCAGTGTCAATAGAGATATAGCAATATTTATTGTTGCCCTCTTTAGCATAAAACAAGTGGTCAGATGTGCATTTAATATAGTGGCCATGTTTTGTTGTTAAAAGGAATACCGGTTTAATACCCATTGATTGTGCATGGAGATTTGCGAAGTCTTCAGTCATTCTTTTTTCTTTTTCTGAGAAACTCCAAATTCTATCTCGTTTTGTAATGTCTTTTATTTGTCTGTATGAACCGTCATACATTAAAACGATTGTATCACCTGTTAAACAGGTTTCTTTGAAATGACATTTTGATCCTCTGCATTGCATTGGTGCGGCCTTGAGTATCCCGCCGGTAGTTGTCTTTATAATGCTACGATGGAATCTTTGTGCTTCTTCTGGCGTCATAGCCATCATCTCGTATGCTCCTTCATCAATATCAAGAGCACTTAAATAGTCTAAACGACTAAGCTTGTCACCATGAAGTTTTAATCCAGATTTAACAAAAACAATAGGATTTTCTGTTACTTCTTTTTTGATATCTGAATCTCTCAATGTTGGAAGATCTTCTCTAACATGGGCTATATCTTTTTGAAGATCCATTTCTCCTTTTTTATTGGTAAGCTTGTTTGCCAATGTGAACATATTGACCAATTCTTCTTGGGATACATTCCCAGTTAGGTTGTTATACATTAATTTTTTCCTAAAAATGTTATTATAGATATTTTAATTCAATACTAAAAAGACCGTGAAATAGAGATAACAAATAGACTCGTATTATTAAAAGGTCTACAAAATATTTTTTACAAATAAAATTCTTTTCTTATTTAATCTGATAAAGTTTAGTATAGTCTAAATTATTTCCTATCGCAAATAGGATTTCTTTTTCAAATACAATATGACTCTTGAGTAGAGTCAATAATTTAGAAGAATACATCTAAAAATACTTTCAGATAAAGTCTTCATTTATTATTAATTACCAATAGAGGAATAGATAACTATCAGTTCAAATAGATAGCTGTTCAAGAATTACAGATAAACAAAAAAGGAGTAGCATTAAGCTACTCCTGATTAAGGTTTAAAAATATTTAACTGTTCAAGTAAAACAATTTCTTATATAGGAATCTGTTATATAAGATCTTATTTTCCTATTGGTTCAATTTTTAAGGAATCAATTCAACTGTTTTTTAGGATCTCAAAATAAAGTAGATGAAATTCAGTTTTCTTGATTTCTATTTTCCTATTGTTTATAGCAAAGCTTTAAGCTTTGCTTTTAAGTTTTTCTATTTTTATAAACCAATAGAGAAATAAGTTCTCTAATATATTTAGGTTTTCAAAAATTGTTTTGATTTCCAATTTCTTTGTATTGGATCTCAAACCTAGTATTTATAACATTTTCCTGTTGGTTTGAATTACATCTATTTGATATAGACCAATAGGGAAATGTTCTACTAAACAATATTTGGTTGTTTTCTCTTTTTAAATGATTGTTTTCTATTGTTTAGGATCCGCAAATAGAAACTGATCGCTTTCTATTTTAAGGTTTCTATTAGCAGAGCTTTATAGCTCTGCGTTAGGAGACTAAACAATGTTGTTTAGGATCCCAAGATCTTATTTAGGAATGTTATCAATTACAACTGATGTACAACATTTGTCATGATGTTCAAATACAACAATTTTGAAATGTTGTCTAAATAAGATCGCTAAGTTTTGTAGCTTAGGATTTGTAGTCAAATGTAATTCATTTTGAGATTGTTTACTTAATGGCGCCGAGATATTAACTCTTTGTTTTGAAAGCCATTTAGGAAACATTACAAATACTATAGCTACACTAAGGGCCTGGCCTGTGTCGACGATTCAGAAAAAATAATTACAATTTACTACTACTTAATACTACTTTAAATTATTTTCTCCGCACAGAGGTCATTCGTCTTGTTGAGCGAGATCTAACACATTTGCTCAGCTATGGTCATGTTGCATAAGTTCCATAACTCCCGCTATTACACGGCGATCACGGCGGCGGATTCTTAGTCCGTCTATCTCTACCCTTCCAGTTGCAGTTAGAACAAATATTCCGTAAGTCTCGTAAACCTTAAATAAAATATTTGAACATGTTAGAGCTCATTAACAGTATCTCTCTAACACTAAAGTTGCTTCTTCTTCCCATGAGGTCCGTGTCTCACGACGTCGGATTTGCAAACCCTCTTTCCGTTAACAGGGAATTTATTTATACTGGCCAACTTTCATACTACTTTGATGTATTGCTGTGAATTTATTCAGGGAGCTTACATCAGGGAGCTTATGCTGCTTCAGCAACCAGTTTTCGACCTACTCCTTCTGCCAGGCACGCCCACTTCTAGGAGTTTCATCATAGTTTCCACGCGACCTCCCTCTAGAGGTTATTTATACTCAATCAATTACGAGTTGATCTTTCTAACGGTACTTTCCTATGAGATGCTCTATCCAGGAATCCGGAAGCCGTAGTTTACCCCGACACGGATATTTCCCTTCACTTAAAGCATGAATGCATTATATCATATTTTCCCCAATTCCTGTCAAGAAGAATTTTTCCAAAATAGTGTAAAAGTTTCTTAACAAACTATGAACACATTTTTACAACAATATTTTCAGAAAAAACTTGACATGTTTTTTGAAAATCAGTACAATTCAAACTGTAGTTGATTCTACAAAACTGTTCAATAGAAAATAAAACAATAAAAAGGAATTATAAGATGCTTAAAGGCGATTTTTTAACTGACCGTTATCTACAATCTCAGCCAGAGAGATTAACATTTCACAATCTGGCATATGTATCAGCTTGGTGTGCACAGCCAAGACTGTCTTTTAATGACAAAACTCTTGAAACAGACGTGTGGGCCGCGAATGATGTAGTCTCAGAAAAACTGGGAAAAATTTTCTATGAAAACTATATGGGCTTCAGCGAATTTGAATTAGAAAGATTAGATATCTACCCAGTTATCTATCTGGTTTCAAAAGAAGAGCGAAAATCCATGACCGGCATGGAAGAATTGGAAAATAAATTTATCTTATCAACCGCTCTGTTGACTTACCGTATTGTTCGTACAACAACTGTTGAGACAGTAAATGAAGAAACCGGTGAACCAGAATTTAAACAAATTAAGAATAATATTAATTATTCAATAATCTTAGAACAAAGCCTGGACGGCTATGTTGTTCCTCTAAAAGAAATCATTGTTATGCTGTTCAACTCGGCAATCAATTATAATAGAGGAATTAAATATGTCCCACATAAAGATATGCAAATTGTTTTGAATTTGCCAAAAACAATAAAATCAGAAATTGATGATAGATTCCCTAATGAATCTGATAACCCATTTAATTCTCCTCGCGCATTGGTTGATTATATTAACCACACATACCAAGAAGAGGCGGAAGCATATGAAAACAAATACAATCAAGATAATTTGTATATCGAAGTGACAGACGATACAACAGTTAATAAATTACACAGAAACTTTCCAACACCATATATTGAAATTATGGAAGCATATAAAGGATCATTCAGATGCAACCCAATGTACTAACACAAAACGAACTAAAAGATTTTATCTTTAATGGCAACAAAGATCTTGTTACTGGTCAAGTTGTAAACGTAACCGACCTAGGAGAGACATCAGCCTCTCCTTCCTCAGGCAACAATATGTCTTTTGAAGAACTAAAGGCATTTATTGAGGAACCCGACCTAGTGTGGGTTAATCCTCACGAAATAGAAGGTGCATCACCAGTAGAAGTATTTACAGATGAGGCCGAACACATTACAGACACAATTCGAGCAGGAGATTCTACGTCAATGGAAGAAATGACCGAAGGATCTTTTACTATTCCGTTAGTTAGATTTAGCCATACGACTCTCCCAGATGGAATCTTTTATATGATTGATGAATCTGGTGTTAGTCCAGATATAACGCCAGAAGATGCTGCGCTGATTTCAGAATTAAAACAATCTGTATCGGAAACCTTGGCTAATTATGGCGATTTTGCAGCAGAAACAAGATCTCCATATTCGCTATGTGCACAACTTAGTTCTACTCTTAGACGAATTCTCAATCCAGAAGAAACACGAAATGGATACACAATTGATGCGACACATTCATTTACATATGGTGCAAATGGCTCACAAACAAATGGCTTCTCAATTCTAGTTTCAGTAGAGATTGCAAACGATGCAGATTTCCATCTGATCGAATTTGAAATCGAATTAAATTAAAAAGATAAAAATAAGACCACAGGTTAATTCCTGTGGTCCTTTTTATTTTAAGCAAAGAAACATTCTGCACCTTCGCATTGTTTTGTTTTGAACAATTCAGATTCAGCATTGCGTCTTTTTGTTAAACCCTTCAGTTCAACTTTCTTTCCGTTAACTGTTCCTTTATTCCATTTTTTAAATTCTCCGGCCGCCACGCCATAATTGCCAGAATTTAATTCTTTTAACAGAGTAGAGTTTTTAAACGCTCCAACGCCAGTATTAAAGACAAATGAAACAAGTGCATCAAATTGATTCTGAGACAGTTCAACTGTTACAAGTTTATTAACAGCGTCAATAGCGAACTGAACATCTTTTCTGAAGACTTCATCCGCTTCCTCTATTGATATTTGAGGAGGAAAAGATTCTCCAGATTTAATTGCGTGTCCCCAGCCAATTGTCATAATTCCTACACCATCATTGTAGGCATGATCAACAAAGCCTTCAAAACCTTTGATTAGGTCTTCTCCAGCTTTGGAAAGTTTTTCATATTTAGTTATAGCCATTTTATCACCAATTTATTATCCCCGTTTTCCTTAATGTGCTCCATGAGGTAGCTTAAAGCAATTGTACCATCAGTAGGCTCATAAAATCCCTCATTATGACGAAGAATATCAGACCCAATAAGAATATATCTACCATAGATATGAAACACATCTATATCATTTTTAGGAACTAAAGCGTGCCCTGTTCTATCAATCGCATTATCTTTCTGTCTTAATTGAACATTCAAACTTGGATTAACAATAAAAGGAACTTTAATTCCCATCACTGGAGATTCTTCTATAATAATATCATAGCTGCCTTCATTGACACATGATAGTCCAACTATTCCATTCTTTTCATCTTCATTGAAGTCCCAAGGAGATTCAAGGGTGTATATCATCTTTTCAGAACCATCTTTAAGTTTCAATTTAATCCGGCCGTGAACACCAAACTTACGTTTGATAGACGAATTTTGTTTAAGTCTTTCAAGGATCATTTGCTCACCTTAACTTTAGACATAAACCCTCTTTCCTCCATTGGTGACTCTTCTTCAGGCTCCTCCTCAGTCTCCTCATCTGAAGAAGGGAGGGCCTTTCTTTTTTGTCCATATGAATCCGCGGTGAAACCATCTCTACCAACAGTGTATCTGGTTGCTACGTTAGATGTTAAATAAGCGGCAACAATAGAAATAGTGATCATCTCAAATGATGTAGATACAAGTTTCCCGCGGTCCAATAAAACACAACAAGACAAAAAGATAAAAAGAGAAAAGAACAGTTTTCTAGAAACGAACAGTGCCAAATTTCTCTTTATAATTTCTATCATCTTTTGCTAGTTTCCCTAATAAGAGATTTTAACTCTTTGTCCAAATCATTCACACTAGAGCGTGTTTCATGCATCTGGTTATTAACCCGATCGACATCCCTTTGCATTGATTGCAATTGGATTGCCAATTCGGAACGAGTTACGATCTCACTTTTAAGTTGTTGAAGCTCTCTTTTTGTTTGCTCAATCTGATCGACAGAGTTATCAATTTTACTGTTGATTCCTGCCACAACCCATGCAATGTATAGAACCATTGAAAAAGCAGATAGGAGCGCAGAGACTCCTATTGTTCTAGGAATTGTAATCCCGAACATCATATCTCTTGGTTGACCCATTTGTTGTTGCCTTTGTTGAGGATTTTGTTGTTGTTGTTTGTGATCTCGTTTTGGGCGGGATTTATTACCACTCCCTGCGCCAACATTTTGATTTGTGTTGTTTTCCATTTATAAAACCTTAAGAAGAGTTGTTAATTCTCCTTCCCTGAAATTGTATTTAACCGTATCTGCTAATTCTTTTGTTGCTATATCCTCCAGAAAATTTAGAACTGTTTGCGCTAGCCCAGCTAGAACCAGCACTATTCAAACCAGAGTAAGTTGTACTTCCAGCAAAGACAGATTCAGTTGACATTGATCTTCCAGCTTTCAGTCTTGATGTAGCAGAAGCAGAAATCCCTTGTCGTCTATCAAATGCATCATTAATAGCTCTAGCAGAAACATTTGGAGAATTCACTGCGTCCATCAGTCTTGTATTCAAACCTTTCTGAGCAAGTTTAGATTCAGCCTGAGCCCAAGAGGTTCCTTCATAAGCGTTAGCAACACGATTGTTCAAACCGACAAGCATTGCTTGTTTGCGATTCTGTTCAGATTTATCAATAGCAGACTGCATGGCCTTTTTACTCAGTGATTCTCTCTGCGCAGCAGGGGGTATTTTTGGAGTGATTTCCGGCCCAATTCTCAATTTGCCAGGATTAAATCCAGACAATTTAGATGCATTTGCATTAGCAGTACCTAGCACAGCCTCTTTCATTTGATTCGCCGCATTCTTAATGCTGTCATTAAAACTGAAGCCAGCACCATCTTGAGCACTATTAGTTTGTCCAGCAAAGTTACGATTGAACCTACGAACAGCATCATCATAACCTTTTTGATTTGAGAACGCAGCTTTAGCCTCTTGTTGAAGAGTAGACTCATCAGTGAATAATGCTTTAGCAAAATTCACTTTCATGGATTCTTGCTTAGTGTTCACCCCATGCGCGAATGATTTAGCATCAGTGACGATTCTACCAAGTCTACCTCTTCTTGCATTGATACCGGCAGAAATCAGTCCACCAATAGCAGCACCAGCAGCAGCAAACTGCATAGTGTCGGAAAAAGTTGTGTCAGATCCGGTCCCAGAGGCAACAGCCAAACCAAACGGGGCAGCAACAGCACCACCAGTCATAGCAGAGGAAAACAAACGAGATTTCACATCGCCGGCAGTTAAAACACCATTGTTATGCATCATTCTTTCTAATCTGGTTGAATTGTCCATATTAGAATGAAGAGCCCTCGCCGCGGCCCTATCTGCATCAGTCAAACCAGCTTCGCCAAGTTTCCTAGCTCCTCTAGTTAAAAATTCGCCTATTCCAGCCATCATTCAATCTCCTTAGAAAAGAAAGCATCTCTTTTAGCTCGAACATCATCAGTGAATCTAGCATCACCTTCATCAAAGAAACCTTTGTTTCTATTGAAAGCACGAGTAACATCCTCTTTCTCATGAACAACAGATCCTAATCCACCAAGAATACCCTGACTTTCATTTGCATTCTTGCCAGCAAATCCTTCAAAACTGTTCACATATGCTTCAGCATTATTATATCTATTGTGAGGACTAATACCACCAAGAGGAACACCAGTGTTTTCCATTCTTTCAGCTAAATTCTTAGCTCGAGTGTTAACACCAAAAGCAGAAGCATGAATATCTTTAAGAAAAGACCTCGCGCCCGCATTTTTGTGTAAAGCATATGCAGCACCAACACCTAAAGCAGCACCAAAAGTACCACCACCAACACTACCACCCATAACAGTAGTATTATCAGAAGTAACACCTCTAACAGCACCATAAGCAGCACCACCTGCACCTAAAATAGCAGCACCTCTAGCATACTGAGCTTCTTTAGCACTATCATATAAAAACTTTCTAGTTTGAGTATAAATACTTTGAGCAAGACTCATAAGTAATAACTCCTTTCGTACATATATGTAAAATAAAAATCTTTTGCAAAAGTGTAAAAACATAGAAAAAGAAGATAAACTCCAATTTCTAAGAAAACATCTTACCACATAGCAACTATCATAAAAACAATTGATTGTCTATTAGTGAAAACTTCTTATAGAAGAATAAAAATAAATAAAAATAAAAATGAGACGAGAGATATAAGAGAGAAAGTAGAGAGACAGATGAGAGCCCCCTGGGTGAGATGTAGGGAGAAATATTTATGATAGATTTCACGGCTGAACACTTGGTGTGTCAAATTGCTATGCAATTTGCTTAACACCAGATCCATTTTAAGGAATTTGCTAAGAAGTTTATTGGTGTAGAATTTTGTGAATTTTGCGTGAGAGTACCAGGTGTGTCCAAAACTGTTGCACAGTTTTGACTCACACCAGAGCTCCTGCTTGCAGTTCTTAAATATGGTTTTATTTTGAATATTTTACGCGCAGGGATCTGGTGTGTATTATAGCTCCTCTGCAACATGGGGTGTATCCGGGATTTGCCCCCTGGGTTGAATATACCAATACAATATGAATTCATATGTATATGCATTGATCATATTCATTGAGGAAGCGTTAATCATTTTTTATTTTTTTAATTGGAGAACATCATGAATAGAATTTACTATCATGGAACAACAGATGCTAATGGAATTGGTTTTATTCTTCTTCCACCTATTGCAACTGAAACTATCTCAGAAAAAGGAAGAAAGAAAAATCTTGATCGTGTTTTTTATACTCATGATCTTGGTTTAGCTCGTATCTATGCCGGTAGAGCAGCCAGATCAATAGGAGGAAATCCTATCATACTTAGAGTTGTTACACCTGTTGATGCTGTTTGTATGAATGATACAGATGGTGCTAGCGTGTATCATTGTTCTTGGGCATTCTGTGAACCTATTTAATTTAGTATTGATGTATCTTGTAAATAGAAATACATCAGATGTTGTGATTAATGACATCTAAAAATATATTAATCATCCCGCGCTGATATTGGTGCAAATCGTTAAGTGATTATCTCTTAACTACTACTTATAAAAGGCTTTTATGGACACATGTGAACAGCCATTCATATGTGTTCTTTTTATTTAACTACTCAATATGAAGGAGTAATATCATGGCTAAACGTAACCAACAAACTGTTTTCAATCGTTTTGTAACTTTTGTTTCTTCTTACTCTGAAGAAATTCGTAGTGCTGCTCGTATTGCACTTGTTATTGGTACTGTAACAGTTGCAACCTTTGCCGCTGTATCTTGCCTTAAAGCTGCTAAACACAGTATTGAACAACAGCACACTAAAATTGAGAGAGTGATCAATAACTAAGATCGCTTTCTTATCTATATATGTATGTTGTTACATCATCGCGCATACATATATTAGCTGATTGCTTAAACATATAAAAGTAATCAATATAGATAATGAATCGCTTTCTCTATTGATTAATAAACAAATCGAGTATCAATAGAAGAAAACAAAAAATAAATGTATCCATTAATATTAGATATATTTGTTTAGGCTTTCATTATTAATATGCCTTTACACGTATATAGGATATATTTAAACATAGCGCCCTAAAAATAATAGGGTATCAAATAGAGAATAGGGTCTCTCAAACTTTTATTATAAATGCTATCTAGGATTAGTCGTCCTAGGACCCAAGCGCAACTCATTAAGGAGAGTTATCATGACTAAATTTAATACTGTAAACCAAACTGTTGCAACTGTTGTTGAAGCTGCTCGTAAATTAGAAGTATCTACTATTGGCACTTTAAGCACTGTTGCTTCTAAATTTGCTGCCATCAAAGAAGTCCGTTTTGAAGAAGGAATTCTCGGCGGCGATTATGAAATTGCTGTTTACTATGCTACTAACAAATCTATTCCACAGTTGCACACTGATGCAATTATTGTATGTGTTCGCAATGAAGCACAATATGAAGAAGAAATGGTTGTAGCAGTTATTAACAAAGAAGACTTCCGCGGTTTCAAAGCCAAAGAGGTTGCATCAAAAGCTCGTCTGAAATGGGCTAAAAAAGTAGCAAAACAAACAGAAGAAAAAGCTTCTTCTGACTTTATTTTAACAACTCGTGAAGCAGAAGTTTCACAAAAATCTGGAGAGACTACCATGAAAACTGATATCGAAATCATCCATAAAGTAAACCTCAGCACTGAAGATAAACAATCTATTCAAGCTGTATCTTCTACATTGCGCACCGCAAAACAAGGTGGTGTTGTATTCTTGAAAACTTCATTTGGGGAGTTCAAAACAACTGCTGCTGATGTAGTAGCAGACGTTAAAAATGGAGAAGTGATCGCTAAATCTTTGGAAGTGTATTTCTCAAAAGTGAATGGTCAGCTTCCTGCTGATGCAGAAAACTTTGGCAAAATCTTCAATGTTAGTCAAAGCTTCAAATTGGCAACTTGGGCAATTGCCACTCGTGAGAATATGAATACATTGTTGTCTCGTTGCTTCTTAACAGTGGTTCATACTGTCAAAGAGTCTGTTAATGGCAAAGAGTTAACCCGTAAAACAACTTATGGTGTTCGCATCACTAACGGCAATCTGTTACTAGCAGCATTGGTTTCTTTAGCCAAAGATGCACATGCCAAAGACAATTTCAAAGCAATGCAAGAACGTGCTGGTTTGCAATACTTCATTCCAACTAACTTAGAAGTGAATTCACCATTGTTTGCAGGTATGCAATCTGATGTAGCAGAAGATGTTGCTACTCGTGAGGCGATTTGCTTTGACAAAGAAATCTTATTTAAACTGAAAGAGTATTTCAAAGGCGAAGAGATTATTTCTGCATTCTTGGTTAACACTTCAGCAGATATCAGCCACAAATTGATGAACCGCAATTTGGTAACATGGGAACATGAATCATCTATGGTTGCCTCTTATCTTGGTGATACTGTACTGAGTGTTTATGATGCTAAAAAAGCTATTGCTCGTATGGTATTGGAAACCAATAGAGGTAATAAAGTTTCTATTGGTAAACGTAAATTAGCCGTATTGACCACTGTTACTAACGTTGATGGTTCTGCTGTTGTTCCAGAAGCAGCTATGGATAACAAACTGTTAGCAGCATTTGCCGGCGGTATGTCTCAAGCTACTAAAGAGCTTGTACAACAATATGGTTTCTTCCGTTTTGTGTCTAAACACCATTCTAAAGGTGTTGCATACAATTCTGGTAGCACTGTGGTTGATGGCATCCTGTCTCAATTGGGCGCAGAAGTTGTTGTCCCTATGTTCAAATCTGGTATGGTAGGTTTAGCCCATGCCGTATTGGAAACCAAAGGTAAAGAAGTTGATATAAATGAATTCATTGTGAACATTTCAAAAGATGAAGAACTTGTTTCCGATCTGAACAAAATGATTCAGGACAATTTGGAATATGTTGAAGTTGACGGCCTAAAATATGGTTTCTCATGTGTTGAAGAGGAACTGTTTGTTTCTGATTTCTACAGCCTGCAAGGTTATGTTCGTAATCAAGGTGTTGAAACTCTCAAAGAGAAAATTGACGCTCCAGTTGTAAATGGCGCGGACATTGTTGATACAGAGGAGTTCGATTTCTTCCAAGGGTTTGTTACAGAAACTGAGGAAGAGGCTGTTGAAGAAGAGGAAACTACTCTTATTCGTGAACTGTTGGCACCCATTGTTGCTGGCGATATGACTTACTCTCCTGTTGTTGCATTGAAAGTTATGATCGACAATGGTGAAGTTGTTAAAGCTAACAAAAAAGGCTTTGGTGGTCTGCTTGTAGCTCATCAAATCGAAGCTCAATTTGGTAAAGAAGCTTTGGAAACTTATCTTCATGCTGCTATGGATAACAACGCCTTGGTTCAATTACCTAATTTAAAAGCAGGATCTCGTCTTGCCAAATTTGATGAAGTTCAAACTAAAGTGATCATGAATCAAGTGTTCACCTCTGCTTTGCGTCGTTTGTTTATCAATAACGGCACCGTTTCATCTGTATGTGTATCTTTGAAAAAAGATGATCGCGGCGGTATGACTATTGCTGAAACTATGAACCAATTTATCAACAATCTGTACTATGGTGTTGGTTCTTGGACTGGTTTGTTCAATTTGGAAGAAGGTTTCGCTTTGACTTTCAAAGGCCGTGAATATGTATTCCCAGGTTCTCAATACTGGAATGATGTTAATCGTGTTATCGTTGATAGCGAGGGCGTTAAGAAATTCCTCGGCGGCGATATGTTCAAAACATTTGCTTCTATTGCAATGATGATTCGCAATGAATCGTTTGCCAAAGATGAACACAAAACTTTTGCTAAACACACTTTAGCTCTGGAAGAACTGTTTGTCGCAAATGAGGCATTTCAATTCGAATTGGTTAACAGCCGTAACTTGGTAATTGTATTCCAATTGGAGGATGACTTCACTGTATGGTGCAATGATCGTAAAGTTGCCAAAGTGATCAAAAACAACGGCGCAGTAGGCTTCATCAAATTCCCAGTATTGATGGAAAACAACGTTCGTAAACTGGCTGCTAAAGCTAAATCAGTTATGAGCTATGAGTCTCAAGCTGAGAAAGAGTTGAACGCGATTGTTGAAGCATCTGCTATCTATGTGGATCCTATTGTTCACATCCTAAACCAAGACGATACTGATGGCGACCGTGCTACAGTGTTTGAAATGGTTGGTATGAACAATCAACCCAACTTCACTTTGGATTCAGTTAAAAAATCTGTTAGTTGGGGCACTCAATATGCATACCTATTAGATGAAGTTTCTAGCGTTGTTAAAACTAAATGGATTAATAGCGAAAGTGTTAAATCTTATAGCCGTGATGATTTCCAAGATGCAGTTAAAGTAATTGCACTTGCTAAAGAAATGACAGGCAAACACACAAATGCTTTGATTGTTGCTATTCCTTTCTTGAAAGGTTTGGTTGGCAAGAAAACATTTAACGGTGAAGTTTTGACCGAAGAAACTGTTAATGACATCATCGCCGCGTATGGCTTAGCTGTTCAATCTGATGCTGTTACAAACATGAAACATAGCAAAGGTGAAGTTAACGTGGTTGAAAACGTTTACATGATGGGTGAAGCTCAACATGGTGAACAAATTAACCGTGTTGAAGCATGGAAAGCTTTGATCATGAAAGGTGATTTTGAATTGAGCCGTGCTTCTGACTTAGCTGAGCTGGTTGCTTCTAACATCTATGCAATGGCAGACACTTATGGCTTGTCTCGTATTGGACAAGTAAATCATTACAATGGTGAAGGTTATGACGTTCATACTGACAGCTTCAATCTGTTTAACATTGTGAACGTAAACCAACGTTCATTCTGGAACAAAATCCACAGCGCTACATTTGCAACTCGTATGAATGGCAATCTTGTTTCTTATGTTGAACGCAACACTATGGTTAACGTATTTGGTAAAATGCTTGCCAAAGTGAAACCTACTCAGTTTGCTAAAGCTCCTGTTGGCGCTATGGGTTCTATTCTTAAAGTAGCTGCTGAGAAAGCTCTTGTAGAAGCTGCTGTTGTTAAAGCAATGGCTTCTGCTAAAAAAGATGAAGTGGCTGTTGAAGTTGTTGTTGCCGAGACTCTTTGATGAGAGCAGAGATGGTTGTTGGAGATATCTTTATGGTTATCACATCAACTGGAAGAAGGACAAGTGAGGCCCTCCGGGGCTTCGCCCCTCCGGCTTTCTCGGCCTTCCGGCCTCGAAAGTTCCAAATATCAACCATTCATACATTTCCCTACCAATACAGAACATCAACCGTTTCGTGTCGGTATCTTTGTGATAAATCACAAAGCTGCTTCGCAGATTTCTGTGAAAGATGTATCTGTGAAAATTTAAACAACCTTTATAAGGAGACTTAAAATGTCTAACAAATTACTTTTAGTTCGTGTTCCGCTTTCCTCTGCTTATGAGATGTTCTCAAATTTTGCTGAGGTGGACTATCGCATTATCTCTGAACGTGCAGATTTTGCTGTTGAAATGGCTGGACGACCTTTCACTGTTTATCTGAATGAGGTTCGTCTTAATATTGCTAATTGTATTGATATTAACACTCGTTGTATTGTTGGTCAGAATTTTATTTCTTTTCCTGTCCTTAAAGATGATTATCTTTTTATTGTTGAAGCACTTGGCAAGTTTATTGTTCCTCGTTCTTTAAAATGGTATCAAGAGGAAATTGATTTGCTTTCTGATGAAATTGCTCGTGATCCTTATTTGGATCTTTATTGACCAATAGGGGAATAAGTATCCCTCCGGCGCGGATATTTGTGTATCTGTTCAACATAGCAGTTGTGCATTTGTTCGTGTCGGTTTCTTTTTGAAAGGATAAACAACCAAGATGGTTATTCTAGATGTCCTTGTCGGTGCGCGTCTTTCTCCCCAGTCTCGCATCACTATTCATTATAAATCTATCATCTACACTCCGTGCCAAGATGGATCGCTCTCTGTAGTTAGTGCTACCGTTGAGTTAACCATTTTGTGTCGGTATCTTTTTGATAGGATCAAAAAGCTACTAGCGTAGATATTTTTGAAGAGATTCACTTTTTAACAACAGCCAACTCAAGGAGATTTATCATGGCTAAATTAACTTTGAAAAATGTTTTTCCATTAATTCAATGGGCTCGTTATGCAGACCAAGTTGCATTTGTTTGTTCTTCTTTTCCTGAATTCCGTTTAGAAGGAACATTGGACGATTTGATGTATCATGCGAGGGATCCACAATATGCTGAAGAACTGTGTGCCCTTGGTATTGATACTGTTTATGTGTATCGTTGTCACAGTTGGAAGCCCGGTCAAATTGTTACTATTTATCGTTTATTACCTAATGGTATGTGGTATAAAGATGGTCCTGCTGTTTATGATCGTGATTTTGAATTTGATTTGAAAGGGGTTCGAAAATGAATCTGAATAAAAAGACTAAAGCTGAATTGGTTTCTATGGTTGAAAAGCTATCTATTGAATTGGGATTAGCGAATCAAACAATAGGAAGATTAGAATCAGATTTGCACAATGCACAGGTTAAGGAAGAAAAGAAAACTTCCCGCGCGGCTATATATCGTGATTCCAAATTTAAAGGAACTAATAATCCAACTAAAAGAGCATGGGGCTTATATTGGAAATTCAAGAAAGAATATCCACGCTGCCCTGTTCGTATGGACACATTGGAAAATGGCTCTATTGTCCCTATGTATATGTCTAATACAGATGATTGGTATCCTATTTCTGCAATAATGTCTTTATAAGGAGTTCAAAATGTTATTAACACCTTTTGACCTTAAAGTCGGAGATGATTTGATCAAATTCTTATCTAAGTCAAAGTTCCAATTTGATGGTGAATTCCCGCCGCCTTATCTTGTTGATCAGGATGAAGAGTTTATTAATCCAGATATTTTGGATGGTTTCAACTTTTACGAACAAGCAGAGAAATATAGCAGTGGTAATTACTATAAATGCGGATATGGATTGGTTGTTGAAGTAACTCCGTTTGATGAAGAATCAATAAGAGAATTCCTGTTGTCTGTTAAACCTACCTATAACAACTGGAGGCAATTAAATATTTGTACTGGCGATAATGAATACATTGTTATGTATGATAAAGATTTTGTTGTTACGGACATTGATTCATTCTTTTATGAATAACCAATCGGGAACTGATACGTTTGTGTCGGTTCCCTATTGAAGACATTTCATGTTTTTCCAAAATCTGTTTTTGGATTTTGGTTTGGGAGTTTTCCTACTCCCAATATCTCTCATTGATTTTATATGCCGGCCGGATATCCACATATCCTGTGTCGGCTCTCTTTTGATAGAGAGATCTATTACATTCATTTTTAACCAACCGTCTTGAAAGGACAAAATCATGAAAATCAAATTTACTTTAACTCCTGCCGAACTGTCTGCTGTTAAAGCTTCTATTCATTTTGTTAAAACAAAAGTTGACACTGTGAAAAATGCTTTCGGTGCTCTTACTGGCAAACTTGGTAAGACTTCACATGCAAAAGAATCTGAGGCGATTCGTAACGAAGCTGTGTTCAACGTTGAAGAGGGTGAAGTGAATGGCAATTATGAAGTTGAATTCTCTTTTGCAGAGACATACACTCTCCGTTCCTTGGATCTATGCAATCGTATCTTTGATGCATACATCGGCCTGTTTGAATCTGTTCTGCCGGCGTTCGCCATGTTTGGAAGCAAAATGTTCTCTATCTCTAAAGAGTATGACGACCTGAACAAGGAAGCTTCTCGCATCCGTCCAGTTGTGTATGAAGATGGTTCACCAATGCCAGTAGCTTCTCGTGTTGATGTTGACTTCTCTACTCCGTATGATGGTGCAACCTTTATTGGGCAGTTCAAAAGTCAAAATATTGTTGTACGCCCTGAAAAGGTTGACTCTATTCGTAGTGAATACTCAACCGAAGATGGTTTGACTCATATCGTCATTGAGAAAGGTAATATTATCCTTGCTGGTGTTGTTGCTACTGCTGCATATGAAACGGTTAAACGAAACGAGCCTGTAACTCTTGTTATGAAAGAGGTTCGTGATCCACGTGCAAGTGATATGACTAAAGCATCTGTTGAACGTCTTGTTGGTTCTGGTGCTGCTTGTTATTCACTGTTTGATAATTAGTCAATCTGCGTGAGCAGCTTTAGTTAGGAAATAAATAAGAAAGTGCCGGCGGGAGTGTAAAAACTCTTGTCGGCCCTACTTTGAGAAAGTGTTTTTAATTTAGATACACTTGTCGGAAGGCGTACTATTTCCACTTGTGTCGGACCTTAATATGAAAGGAACTCAAAAATGATTTTACCTACAACTGTTATGATTATTCTTGTATTGATTGCTTTACCTATTGGGCATCTTATTTCTATGCTAATACTCCGTTGGTTAGCAAACCCAATGAACAATCGTTACGTTCGCTTTGTATTGGATTCTTATTTAGAAGACATTCCAAACAAATTAGAAAAGAGCCGTTGGTTCACACCAGTTACCAAAGAAGTTGATATTGAAATACTGGATACCAATGGCAATGTTGAATCTCTATTAAAAGGAGAATGCCGTGTTACTACAAATTGATGTTCGTACATTTATGGACAAAACAGGTTTCCAACCTGAAACTATGGCTGGTTCTATGAACTTTATCTTTAAAAATCATCGCGGGGTAACTTGTCGTGACTCTATTAGCAACATTCAATACGATCCTAATACTTGGACTGTTAGTTTCAATTGTAGTGATGGACTGGCACGATATTTAGGATTGGTTTAAAAACAATCTGCGCGAGCAGCTTTAGCTAGAGGAACTGATACAAAATGTGTCGGTTTCTTTTTGATAAATATTTTTGAACAACTAACCATTGGAGGTTAATATGCAAACTGTTCAAATTGATAAAACATTATCGGCGGCGAAGTTAAAGAGACGTCTTAATATTGTGCGAACAGAATTAAAACGTTTGGAACAACAAATTCCTTCTTTTAAAAAGAAAGGGCCTACATTCCAAAGTCAATTAAAAGCACTTGAAGCCAGTCATTCTGGTCTCTGTGCTGAATACGCATCTCTTGTTGGTTATTATACCAATAAGGGAATTGTCACTAATGAAGGTGATAAATGTTATGTCGGAGATTATGTGATTACATCTCTGAATGACATTGGCCCATTAGCGGCCGCGTTCTTTTCTTCTATTATTGAAGAAACCAAAACCCAATCTGATAACCAACCAACTGAAGAGGTAAATACCATGACTACTCCTACTAAACAAACTACTCAATTCGTTTTTCCTGAAGCACAAGTTCCTGGCTTAAACTATCTTACTCCTGAATCTGTTGCTCTAGATAAAGCTGAAGCATCTAAAATTGTTAAAGCTGTCAAAGCCGGTAAAGCTCAAGCTAAACTGTTTGAACAAATCGAAGAAGCAGCTGATGCTTATGATGGTTCAACTGAATCATTTGGCAATGTGTTCTCCACTGTCCGCCGTTACATCTTGGCAATGGAAGGATACAAAGTTAAAGTTGATCCTAATAACGTTTTGACACAAGCAACTGGTATTGAAATTGTAGATGCCGCCGCTAAGTCTTATTATGGTGCATTGGAACAAACACATGCAACCGAAGAAGAAGCAGTGCAAGCAATGGAAGTGTTGACAACTGCTGTTGAAAACACTCCAGAAGAAGAAAAAGAAGCCTGGACTCATAAAATCACTGTTGGTTTCAAAAACACAGTTGGTTTGTGCTGGGACTTTGCTAAAGGTGCATTCTCTTATCTCGTTAATGGTGTTTGGTACATCGTTAAAGCAGCTGTTGCTTTGGTGTTCACTGTGTTTCGTACTGTTCTTGGCATTGTTGATGCAGCTACAACAAAAGACTTTGGCAAATCTGGTAGTAAAGGTTTGATTGCAAAAGGTCTCGCCGGCGAATTAGATGCTGCGTAACAAATCTCGTAAGAGTTTGTTGTGAACAGCAGTGAACCTACATGTCTATCATCTATTGTGATGCTAAACGTATTGGATACAATCTCTACTTGATTGGATACTGTGATGAACTCATGTTTGAAGGTCATGTAGAGATGTTCAATGGGGATAATAATGAAGCTGAATTGAAAGCAGTTCAGTTAGCATTAGAAAAATATCCCCGCGCGGATGTTATTTGTACAGATTCACAATACACCGTATCTCGTATTGATAATGAAAAAGTAAAATACATCCCAAGAGAACAAAACCAATGCGACATCTATTTGCGCATGAATAAGTATTACAAATCCGCAAAGCGGCTTTAGTTAGAGCAGGAAGAGTCGATACAAATGTGTCGGCTCTTTTATGATGAATAAAACAAACTTAAAAACAAAAGTCTGTTTGCTTTGATACGTTAATAATAAACTAAACCAATAAGAGAAGTATATCCCTTTCTCCATTGTAGCGAGATAGAACTGTTATCCTAAAAAGTGAAATGGAAAATGTAAAGTAGATAATGACTCGGAAAAGTTTATACCCGGCGCGAGAAGAAATGATAATGCCTGTTATCTTTCTATTGGTGTCTGTTTCTTATTGAATTGTCCTAATATATAGTTTTAAAGACCTGAAAAGATAGTTATCATATTAATAGTGATAGAAGCCAATAGCGCGAGTGAACACGAAGCGCGATAAGGAAGTGTAAGCGAACGCATTAATATGGTGAACACCAGTTGTAAAGTTTACCATTAAATGTACCGGCGGCAATGTTATTGTGAACTACCTTAATTAAGGGAATTAAGTTCTTAATAAAGGATATTGTTCATTAATAATATTTTTACACATGGCACGGAACTACATTTATCTGTTCCCTATTGGTTAGATAAGTAGTTCATATATTAGAAGTACATCTCTTATTAATAAGTGTCTGTTCCTTATTGATAAAGAATATAACCAATAAAGAAATAAATAGTACTACTATCTGATATGGGAAATAAACATATCGGCGCGAGATGTGTATCTATTCCTAATAAAGAGAGTCCAGTTCTTTAATAAAATTGCACTTAATAAAATATCTCGGCGGGAAGTGTACTTATCAATAAAGGAATAAAGAACACCGGCGCGGCCGGTTAAATAAAACTGTTCCTAATATGGAGAGTATATCTAAATACAGATAGAGTACATAAATTACATGCGCATCTAAATAAAGCACCTGGCGCGATAATATTGTAAACTGTCCTATTAAGAATAAATAGCACATCCTAATTAAACAAAGACACCGGTGGGAAGTATATAACTATTTCCATATTGATAATAAACATACATCTTTTAATATGTGTTTCTTCTATTAATAGGAATAAAAACATCTAAGATTAAATTCATTAAGTATCTTATTAATGGTATTAGTAACCAATCTGCGCTAGCAGCTTTAGTTAGAGGAATAAGACATATAAACTAGGTGCGCAAATAAAGTACCGGCGCGGCGGTAATTGTAAAACTGTTTATTAATAATATGTGTCTGTCGCCTATTGATAGTGAACAAGTATCCCATTAAGAAAGATAGCACATCTTAGAGTAGGTTCTCTAATTCTCCCTAGGAAAATAAAACATCCTTTTAGAGAGCGAACGAAGGCGAGCGAACTATATTAGATTTTCAAAACAAAGAATCTAGTATTCATGCGGGATTGAGAAAACCATATAAATCCAAATAAATAGAAATAAACAAAAATTGAATACCAAAAATGTACGAGATTATAGGTTTTGATTATCATCGCTCGGAAGCCAGCATTAGAAAAAGTGTATACCATATAATGAACTGAGTTTACTTTTATAACATGACAAGGAAAAAGTACAATAAATACGTAGGTTCTGAACAGCTGGTACATCAGTTGTTAAAGGTTTATAAGTTTTCTCCCGGAGGAAACAAACACTCTTATCAACTCAGCTGTGTCGGTTTCAAATTGAACAACATTTCTATATATTTGAGATCTCTTTCAAAGCATTGGCACTATTTGCTTAGAAAAGAATGTAAATCTGTTTAATAAGAAACTGAAACACAAGAATACAATTTAATTTAATTAAAAATCTTGAAAATATAAGTTCGCTTCCCTTTGCCGCCATTAGAAAAAGTATATTTGGCATAATGAAAAGTCTTTACTTTACTAATAATAGTGCCTAAAAGACCAATAAATACGTAGTAAATCAGAAACAATAATATCGGTTCATAAGTGAAGTGTCAAAATCTCCCTAAGAAAGATAAAACATCAATTTAGAGAGTGCATAATAAAGATAGCACATTAAAATAAATAAATACAGAATCAACGGAAATAAACACACCGGCGGGGAAAGTGTTATGTATTCCCCTATTGGTAGTAAACTAAGTAAATCAAATAAAAGAAGTGCAAATCAATAGTAAACTAAACAATATTACTGATAATTGTGTCGGTATATTTTTGAAACTCAATTAAAAGTTAATCTTTTTCTTGGATTTCAATGAACGTGCTATCGCACAAATGTAAACTCTTTTTAGAAGGAATCGAAAAATGAACGATTTGAACTTAAATTTGGACCAAAATTTGAATCTTGAACAACAAAACACAGTGAACACTTTTCACAACATTTCTGGAATTGTGCATTTGCCATCGAAAGAAAATGCGCGTCTTTTGTATCAATTGTCTGTGAAAGAAGATTCTGAACATCCTAGCGGTTTTTCAGTGAGCCTTTTTGCAATAAAAAACTTCATTTCAAACAATCTTTTTAGCAAGCAAAAGCGCCAAAGAACTTGCTGGGTGGCCGTAAATGCCGATGATGGCTATCATTTCAGTGTAAACGACACAAATAGTGAAAGAGCTGCTAAAGTTCGTAACAATAATGCCTTTAATTTCAATATGTTAGAGACGCAACCTGTGTTTAATGCTCTCTCTATCAGTGAGTCTCGTTTATCCACTTTTCCTGTTTGTCCTTCAGCTGATTTCCCGCAGTCTGATTATGGAATTCTGAATCGTGAAGCTCTAAACGTCTTTACTGCATGGAAGTATTTTGAAGAAATTTCCACCGGCGAAATCTTTATATCGCTAAATAACAACGAAATCAAGCGTTTACCTAAAGCACTTGGAAATAATGGCGCTATTGCTACGTTTAAGGCGTATCTGAAAAATTATTTGGATGAATATGCTCGTCTTACTTCTATTGGTGCTTTGATTGATTCTGCTGTTTTATACATTCCTGCTAATTCTTGTAATGCTATTGTTGTTGATACAGCTTCTTTTAAACTTGATACTGTTCCTGCTATTATTAATGGTACTGTTAAACAAGTTGATGTTAGAAAAGCTCCTAAAGCTTTTTCTCGTTTAGCTGTTGATACTTCTTTACGTATTATTGGTAAAGGTGTTATTAATATCAATAAAGAATGTGATACTTTATATCCTGCTTATACTTATGGTATTAGTAATACCGGCGCGGCCGGTTCTGTATCTGATGATGAATATACTGGTACTCAGTTTAGTCGTCGTGAAGTGTCTTTTGATACTTTGAATGGTAAAGAAACGTTTGCTCGTGTTGTTATGTTTTCTATTGGTAATGCTTCTGTTCGTAATGGGTTATCCCGCGCGGAAATTTTTGAAGAAGCAATTTCTCGTAATGATGTGATTCATTTTGAGAATGGTAATCTTGTTGGGTTTGAATCTCGTTTTGAACCTGATGATAATGCTGTTCCTGCTCCCTGGTGTGTTACTGCTCGTATTAATGTTCAAAATTATAGTTTGTCTCGTTCTGCTGGTTTTGAACTTGGTGCATTTGCTTCTTCTGTTTCTGAAGAAGATAGCAGTGTTGAATTTGGCGCCGTTGATGTTGTTGGTGCTGATGATGCTAATGATTTTGATCTGAGTGTGTTGACTCAAGATGTTGTTCCTGTTGTTGGTGTTTCTACCAATAAGAAAGACAATGGTCCTGTTCAACGTGTTCGTAAAGAATCAGAGCGCCGCCGGGAATCTTTGAACCGTAAATCTGAATCTAAAGCAGAAGCTGAACCTTTGGCATCTGTTGATGACACTGATCTGTTTGAAGATGAATAACATCTGAATGGAGAGCCCCTTATTGATAGGGGCTCTCTTCAATCTTTTTGATAACCATGTGTAATGTTGTTCTTTTTCTTTTTTAAATAGCAGTTCGCAAAACTTTTGCTGTTTAGCATTTTATTTTTATTCCTATTTCATATGTGTTATAGGTTACATGGATATCAGTTTTGCTCTTTAACAAATTAGAAATATTGTTCATGAAGGAGAGGATTTCATATCTATTATTTGATATGGTTCTCTCTTTTATTATTTTTTAATTAAAGGTTATAAACTAATAAGAGGAATTTTGTTTTTAATTTTAAATTTCAATATAGTCTGTTTGTTGTCTCTTTTTGTTGCTTTGTTTTTGTATTGTTATTTATTAATTTAAGGCTTATTCTTTTTATTTGTTTGTCAACTTTTTAAACAATTTTAAATTGGAGGTTCATTTTAATATGGATATTAATATCTTCGCCGCGCCGTGGATTTACTTTCTCTATTTGTTTGGTGCACTGATTCCTATTGTTATCTTTATCACTTATATTATAGAAGAAAAGAGAGTGAATGTTCGTAAAAGTTGGATTGCTTTTGATTTCATTGTAACAGGCATTTTTTGGGCCTTTATCTTATTTCCAAATGAAATGGGAAATTTGATTCTCAAATTCTTTAAATAAAAGAAAGGAATTTTAAATGGAAACTTACACTTCATTTATTATTTTTGGATTTTCATTCAAGATTATCCTGTTTGGATTGATTTGTTTCTTCATTTTTAATGGGCTTAAAGTATTTATGCCCGCGCCGAAGTCTTTTTGAAATTTTTTCAAAAAGCTGTTTTACAGATAAATTTTAAAGGAGTATTATTATGTTTGCTGGTGTATTTGGTATCTTAATTCTTGCTGCGTTAATGCATTCTCCATCATTCTTTCGCGGCCTTTGTGGTTTTATAAAAGATTGTGCCGCCGATATCAAACAAGATATCAAAGACGAACGGATAGAGCACGAAAATGAAATTCTTCGTAAAGCTGAAGAGATTAAAAAACAACGTCAAGAAGTTCTTGAATCTAAAATTACTTCATTCAAAGAACTTTATGATTATGATCATGAAGAATTTAAACTCGACAAATAAGGAAGAATTAAAATGATTTCTATGATTGTTTTCGGTTCGCTTGTAACTAGTCTAGCAATTATTTCTGTTATGGCTAAAGCATCTCCAACATTCCTGAAACGTGTTTTAGGATATGAAGCGTATGTAGACTTAGTATTCTCATTGCTTATTGGTTTTGCTTGTGGCATATCTGGAACTATGTCTGGATTTGTTATTGGCGCCGCTACTGGTTTAATATTTGGTTGCACATTATTTGTGCTGTCCAAAATGTATGGTTATCAAAAATTTGAAGATGGTAAATGGATTGATTATCCAGCTAAATGGACTTTGAAAGCATTAAAAGATAAAGCTTCTACTGAAGGAAAAAGCGCAATTCAAGAAAAATTGAGTTGCTTTAATAATCCTAAAATGGGGAGCTTAGTATAATGTTGATTTGTTTATATTATCTTCTGAAAAGTTTAATCCTGATGATTTAGATATCAATAGGAAAGGAATTAAAATGAAAGAAGCTGTTCAAAAGAAAATGACCGGCGCGTTTAATATTATTTGTGCCCGCTTGTTTTATAACAAAAATGGAAGTATTTCACTTCCTAAAGCAATAACAGTTGTATCCGTTATTGGTTTTATTGTTTTCTTTGTACCCAAAGCGCTTATTTTCATAGCAGAAATTGCTATTCTTGCATTGGTGGGCTGGGTAGTGTATCCAGTTATTAAAGCCTTTATTGATGGCAAACTTGAAGAAGCGTCTGATGTTACAAGTAAAATTGAATTGGAAGAATAAAAAGAATGCCGGCACGTTAAATAGCAAAAACGTGTCGGCATCTTTTTGAGACAAAATCAACTTTTAAAGAGATTAAGATGACCGTTAAAGAATTGATTGAACAATTGAGTAAGATTACCAATAAAGACGCAGAAATTCTTATTTACGATAACTGCGGTGGTTCCTATTTGATGAAACAGATAGATGTATATTTTACTGAAGGAATGACGTCTATTAGAACTACTTTGGATGATCTAAAAGCAGAATTTGTTGAATTTAGTTAAAATAATTAGGAGATTATTATGAAAAAGCTTTTATATACTGTGATGATCGTGACTGCTTTAGCTGGATGTAGTCCTTCTCAGGTTGCACCAAGTAAATTGTCTGCATCTGAAAATGTTTTATTTGGACAGATTTTAGATGAAATCAATAAAGCAGATACAAAGGTTACATTAGCTGGCCTTGAAATGTCAGATGGCTATAAATATCTGGAATACAAATCACAATCGCCGCGGGTAAATTTGAATTTGACAATTTATAAGCGTAGTCCATCTAAATTTGAAAATTATTATGAACTTAATCTTATTAACATGGCTGAAAAGAAAGAATTGCATATTTCTGCTAATGGTAAATCTGAATTGGTTCAATATATAATTAAAACTTTAGATGATAAAATCCATAATACTGATTATCAGAAACAAAATGAAACTGACATTAGTAAATACATAGCTGGAGATAAGTAAAATGAAAGAGTTCTTGAAATTGCTTGTTTTTGAACAAGATGGATTTGATGGCGCTATTCATAATGATTCTGAAATAGGTCTTGGCGAGACTATTATTGTTCTGCCAAAAACGAAGAACAGGCATTTGAAATTGTGCGTTCAAAAGGGTTTGGAAAATGGTTCTCAGAAATTGGCGAAGGTAAAAAACGTGCCTTTGATTTGCATCCAAATGTTTTTTGGAATTCTTTTCCAAATTTAAAAATTGCGCATCGCCATGTGTGTGAAAATTACGCGGACTGTTTAGAATTAAATCATGAAATTTATGTTCATGATTTTTATGATTTTAAAAAGGTTCGTTTTGTTCGCACCAAGCCTTTTACAGTTGGCGAATTGATTGAAGAATTGTCCAAAATTCCGAATAAAAATATTCCGATACATTTCTTTGATAACGAATATACTGGATATCTTATTGTGGATATCGAAGTTCGCACTAGAAAAGAATGCTAATCTCCATTTGTTTTTGAAAATGAACTTCCCGATAATTGGGAAGAAATTAAAAATGATATTTCATCCGTAACAATGGTTCCATATGTGAATCTTGATGATTGATTGAGATTTCAAAATGAATATTCAGAATCTTTTTATCCACCATTTAAAAACAAGCGGCTTAAATGGTGCTATGCTATGGCATGCTAACCATTTAAATAATCATAATCTTTCGCAAGAAGAATTTCTTGAGTTGTTTTCATTGGAATCTTTTAATTTCTTTGGCGGCAATAAACCCAAGGTTGTTCATAAAACTGAGAACTTTGGAGATATTGTTTGTGATGTTGAGGATGGCTATATTGTAATTGGACATCTTGAGCATAACCGTAATTTATCCAAAGATCTTTTAGATGATATCTATGAAAATGATAATTCAGAATTAGTTAGAAGTGCTATTGTGAAGAATTTTTCTAAGCGACAGTAGAAAAATGCCGACATAGATAATATGTCGGTCATTTTTTGAGAAGTTAAAAACAAACAAATAGGATAAAAATATTTTCCGATAGTTTGTAAAAATAAAGCTCAAAACCGACACCGACATTAAAGCCGGGTTATCACCCTATGAATCAATCTCAAATGAAAGGTATCAAAATGAACTTAACTAAATGTTTTACAACTTTGGCACTGGCTACTTGTATTAGTAGCGCATTTGCCCAACAGGCTCCCTATGTAAATCAAAAAGAGTCTGAATGCCTTGCACAGACTCTTGTATTGGAACAGCGTAATGAAAAGTTTACCAATACGCAATTAGAGTCTCTTGGTGAGATGTTTATTAATCGTTTAACGGCTAACGGATATGCCAACACTTTATGCGCCATTCGTGATGATCGTGCTGTTAAACCCTGGAATAAGGCTTATATTCATAAAATCTCATCTGGATGGACAAATACTTCTTATGCTCGTGAAAAAACTATCGCGCGCAAGTTGTATACATTCTATAAGATGGGTATTTTTGAATATCATACTGGTGGCGCATTGGAATACAATTTCACTGGCGAATTGCCTTCACAGCGTATGTTTAAAACTGTTCGTGTAGGTAAAATTCATTTTTATAGTACCTATAAATAATTGGGACTATAAAAACAATTAAAATGTGGTATAATTTACGTTTTTCTTAATGGAGATAAATATTATGCGTAAACTTCCTAAAATTGGAGACCGTTTATTGATTAACGTTCTTCCTGAATTTGACAAAAAACAGAATTTGTTCACTGGTAAATCTGCTTTGTGCAAAAAATCCGAACAAATTGAGCGTACTATTGCTCTTGTGTATCGTGATGGTACTGTAAAAGATTCTGCCGGTGAAGTTTGGAAGGTGATGCCAAAAGATGATTATTGGCAACCTGCTCCAAATCAACGTGTTGTTTATTCACAGCATTAATAAAGTTTTTGCTACTTAGATTTCATTTTTAAACAGAAAAGTTGAGATTTCTGGTTGCCTATTTTTACCAATGGGAAATCTGAGTGGCAAATTTATTTGACGTAAAGTCCTTTCTGACAGCGCTCTTAGAAATAAGAACCTATGGCGGCCATAGTGGAAAGACAGCAACGCCGTATTGATTATTTATTTTAAAAACTCCTTGTTGTAATGTTGAAATTGGTGAGGAGCGGATAGAGATATCCGCTCCAATATCCATACATCTGAAAGGATTTAAATCGTGGTTGTTTGTATTTGTAACAATATTAATTATAAAACTATTATTAACCATATTAATGATAACGGTACATTTGAAGATTTAGTCTGCAAAACTGGCGCGACTACTTGTTGTGGTTGTTGCAAAGACGTTATTAATAATATGTTTGATGAAAGTGGTATTGGTTGTGGTAATGGAGTGTTGATTGATTCTCCTACTTCGTCTTCCAGCGTGACGAAGAGAATATAAAGCGCATGGTAATCTCCTTAAGCGTTATTTGGAACGTTAATACCAAAAGAGCCGTGTGATACGGCTCATTTCTTTTTAGTGAAAGGAATTTTATGAATAAGATTATTGTAACGTTGATGTCATTATTTCTTTTATTTTCTATGCCTTCTATGGCAAGAACTGTTGAAAAAGTGAATCATAAAGCTGAATTGAAATGTTTGGTTGATATGGCATATACTGAAGCTGGCATAGAAGGCGAAAGAGGTGTTAAAGCTGTTGTAGATGTTATGTTTAACAGACTTGAACACAAAGCATTTAAAAATACTGTTTGTGGTAATTTTTATATGAAGAACCAATACGAAGGTTCTAAATATGTTAATCGCCGTAAGAATATGGATTTGTATAATAAAATTCAAAAGCAAGTTGCTAGAGAGTATGTTTTGTATCATATTGGTGCATGGAAAGATAGCACCCGCGGCAGCTTGTTTTTTAATACAACCGGGAAACCCGCAACAAGACGAGTTGCGCTTTCTCATAAACTTGGTAGACATTACTTTTATACTATAAAGGTTTAATGTCTTTTGTTGACGCTCTGCTTTTGCAGAGCGTTTTGTTTTTATCCGTCTTGAAAGGACTAGGTTATGAACATTCGTCCCAACTCTGGTAAGGTACCAGTTATTAGCAAATACGCATCTTTAGCTGATGTATTTTCTATTTTTTCAAATGATTTAGTTTATCCTGATCGTGTAAAATGGGATATGCACAATGGTTTGTTGCGTATGTGTGTATCAAATCCAGATTCTCCGGCGCCGGATTTTGAGGTTGAAATTCCATCTTCATTTTTCGATCCGAATTGTCGTTGGCCAAGCTTTGTGTATTGTACACGTCATATTAATAAGAACGTGCCATTAGAGATGCTTTCTCATTTGGAATTGCTTTTTATTGCATTTAAAGAACGCTTGGATGATGCTGTTAGACATCCTGAAATCTTTTCTACTTATATCCGTCGTGATATTGAGGCTATTAAGGATTTTGTGGAATACACTCATAAATGTGCTTACAATGCAGAATTGAAAGCATCTAATGTTGTTGTGCTGTTGAATCCATATCGCAGTAATACTGGCGGCGTGATTGAATTCCGTAAAGAAGTTGCAAATCGCCCTTTAGGTGACGCTTTATATTCCAAAGCCATCATGAGTATCTCTAAAGAGATTATTGTTGAGAATGCTAAATTCTTTAATTTGTATCCTGGTTCTGAAACAATGCTTTCTAAAAGCAATAAGCTTGTTGTAGCTGTTGACGAATTCAGCCGTGAACCAACTGCAACTGGTTTTGAATTGGTTTACAATGAAGAAGGCGATGTTAATGGTTATTATACCATTTTTCCTGTTAAATCAGCTTTGCCTGCACGATTGAAGACTCATCTTAATGGCGATGCATTCCGCCTTGAGAAACCTGATGAAGCTATCTTCTTGCAAGATTTGATTCGCAATGAAGATAATCAGTTGGTTACAAAAGATTCTACTTTTCGTAATGCCCTGATGGTTTATGAAAAGATTGATGAAGACAGTTACCGAATGGTTGCCGGGGATATTGAAGTTAGTCCACGCATTGGTCGTGAAATTGTTCTTCAAGATCGTCATATTGAAACAGAATTTGATGGTCCAGAATCTTTGTTAGTCGAAGAAGGAAAAGAATATTATTCTAAAGGCGGTGTTGTTAAACTTGGCACTTATAACGGTGTTCCAGTTATTATAGATGGTGTGTATAAAATCCTTATTAAGGAAATTAAAGAAGTTGGCTTCTCTGAAGCTATTCGTATTGATTACACTGCTTACTATAAAGCTGGGAATGCCCGTATCACCAGTCATACTGGTTTAAAAGGGGTTACTAAAGTTATGCAAGATTGCGGAGATATTGAATTTATTGATAAAGATGGAAATCTTCGTTTTGAACGTGTTGATATTGTTTGTGGCGTTAATTCTATTAAGGCCAAAGAGAACACTGTTCGTCTTGCACAGGCTGCTTTTGCCGTTAAATATGGTTTCTATGTTCCTAAAAATGGAACTCATCTTGATTCTCTTGATGAAGAGGAAATCAATATAGCAGCGGCTTCAATTCCTAAGATTAAATATAAAGTTAATCGCGCTGATAAAGTTGAAGTGCGAGAAACCAAGTTGTATGGCATTGTTCAGATTCAGTACACTGAATTGGGAAGTCATTTTGCTTATATCAAGGATCAAAAGCTTAGTTTTAATGCTTTGCGATATATTGATCAAACTAAAGAGTCTCCTTTGTCTGAAATCATCTTGAATAATTTTATTGATGAAGAAGATAAAGAAGCTGTTATTGAGATTGCTAAATGTTTGCACGACAAGAATACAACTTTTGCTGCGTCAGAGAAAAAAGAAGTTTACACTCTTAAAGAAATTGGAAAAATGTTCAAAACATCAGACCTTATTCTTGATCACAGCACCTTGTTGCCACATATGAGCCGTTTATTGGATGAAGAATTCAATAAAGGATTCTATATTAATTTAGGTGCACAACGTCAAGGAAAATATGTAAGAGTTCCGCCGGCAAAAATCATCAATCGCTTCTGTGGAAAACAAACAGATGGTAAGTATGTTTATCCTGGTATTGTAGTAGAGGTATCAAAAATTATACGCGCTGCAATTGAAGGGCAAGATTCTTACTATCAAATCATTCCAAAACGAAGCGAAAATAATCAGGACCGCCCATGTGCATATAAACATTACAAAATTGCATTAAAAGCGATGCTGTATAAAACAGAACTTGGTGGACAAACATTAATTCAAACTATGATTGTCCCACGTTTAAAAGGTGTGAACCTTAAGCAAGTTCATGATATGTATGTACCAGAAGGCGTAACTGTAATTCTTGATCATAGCATTTACAATCAACTTCATAAATATGTTTACAGAGGTAATGAAGAATATAAGAATGCAAGTATTGTTGCGTTTACATTGAGAAATCCATTCTTAAGATAATTATATTATCTTACATGCTAAAAGGAATATAGCATGAAAGATTTAAAATCTAAGAAGGATATTTTTATAGAAGAGGCAATCAGAATTCATGGTAAAAAGTTTAATTATTCAGAAATTGAATATATTAATACAAGGATTAAGGTTAAAATTTATTGTAATAGTTGTAAGATTTATTTTGATCAGACTCCTAATAATCATTTGAATTCAAAATTTCCATGCCCAATTTGTTTGCACAAAAGAAAATTAGAAATGCATTTGAAAAGTAATGAAAAATGGATAACTGATTTTATAACAAAACATGGTAATAAATATGATTATAGTTTAGTCAATTGTAAAAGATGGACAGATAATATTAAAATAATTTGTCCTAAACATGGAATATTTTTGCAAAATGCTAATAGTCATATGCAAGGAAATGGTTGTTTTAAGTGCTCAATAGAAAAATCAGAAAAATCTGGTTTGGCCAAAAATAAAGAAATTTACTTATTTTATTTTGTAAAATTTTCATTTAATGAAAAATCATTTTTGAAAATAGGCGCGACTAGCCAAAGTTTAGATAATAGACTTGGTAAAATATCTCGCGCCGTTAATATGAAATATGAAATTTTAGAAGTTAAAGAATTTTCTAATTGGAAAGATATTTCAAATTTTGAAAGCTTAATTAAGTCTGAAATTTGTTTTAATCATATTGATTTAATAAAATTTGGATTTTGCAAATTTAAAGGCTATACAGAATGTTTTGATATTGAACATTATGAATCTATAAAATTCCTTATTGATAAATATAATTTAGGACACCAGTGAAATCATGCATTGGTGCGTACAGAGATTAAATACTGGAACTCCTTAAAGCTATCTTAACCGAAACGAGTGTCGCAAGGCAGAATGGAATGGTTTAAGAATAAGATAGATATTTATACACAAATGATAATGTGATATTGTGTTATGATGTTACAATAGGTAATCAGTAGGGTTAAATCCTAAGTGGAATTGATCCTCAACGACTATCCCTGAAATGGGAGTAGCAATCTAGCGATTGTGAAAGATCTCTGGCTTTTATTGCTTAACAAAATAATAAATTCACGAATATTATTTTGAAATATTATTCAATAGAAGTTGTAATATAGTCTCGTCTTTATGGAAACATAAAGCTGGGTTCGTCCCGGGCATGAATTAGCGAATCATGTTGAAGAAAACGTATGGAAAACGCAAACAGTGATATCCCAAGTTTGGGATGAAAAACGATTTAACCAGTATCTATTAGATACATATGGTTTTGAACTAAAAGATTATCTTGATGTCCAATCAAATCGTTATTGCATTCTGCATTCAAAATCATTGAATATGCAAAGTCATTCTGATGGTGATGGTGATCTTGTGCAACTCACTACACTCCCCGGCGCATATCTCCAAAAACTTGTGAAGGAATTTAAATTGTCTAATGTAACAGACAGAATGTTGGCATGGGATGAAAATTTTCTTCATGATGAATGGAGTAGCATTGAGAAGTTAAATTGGAAAACTCCTTATAAAGTTTACTATTGCAATGCTGAATTCAATAAACCTGGTGATTGTTCATATCCAGACTTATTGACCAATAGCGCGATGGCTAAGAACGCAGTTGGGCCAGGGACCAATCAAGCCTGGGTATTCGGTATGATTGCTGAACTTTATAATGGATTGCGAAAACAACAAAGCGAAGATGCTCGTCTTGCTTTTAGAGATGGGAAGTTTCTATCTTTAACTGATGCTGAATTTCAAGCTGCTGATCATATTTACACAGAAACGGTTGAACGTTATGTTATCAATGCGATCAAACATATTATGGGCGGAGCGATGCAGCATGAGAAATTTTTGCTTAAGAATTTAGGTGAAAATAAAGGTAATCTTCAAAATGTTGTTAAAACTATCACTAATGAAATGCATTATACAAAACGTGAAGCTATGACGATTATCACATTGGCTATTTGGGCTAATACGAATGAATTAATTGATTTAGCTAGTGCGTTTTTAAAGATGCATAACAAAGGTGAAGTTGATGTTGTTGATTTAAATAATCCTGAAACATTTAAATGGTTTGAATTGCTTGTAGAACATTCTTTCTTTGGAAGAATGATTAAGCCTGTATTTGAAATCCATAAGATTGCTGAAGGGTTAATTGATATTAATGGTAATGATAGCGATGTTAGTGAAATTGAAGTTAGTGATGTTCTTTGATTAACTGTAGAGCCGGGGTTCCAATAGGAGCTCCGGCAATTGTTTTATTTAAGGAGTGTAAAATGAAAATTGAAATGTCTTTACCTTTATTTTTAACGATTATGTTATGGGTACTTGATCTTTCCGGCGCGATTGATATTGCTTGGTATTGGATCATAGCCCCATTTTGGCTTCCATTTGCCATTGCACTTCCATTGGCAATATTATTAACCATTCTTTATTATATTATTCCTGGAATTTTTTCAGATAAATTTCGGCGTGATATTGATCAAAGAATTAAATTAAAAAGAAAATAAGTATTTGATAAAACTTATTTTTAATTATATGAAGATTAATTTATGCGTAAACCAACTCCTGAAAAAGTTTTGAAAATTATTGAAGCGAAAAACAGACAAGGTTTTGACTTTACAGTTAACTATTATTCTTACCGCGATATGAAACTTCGCCAAGTAGTTAAACAGTTAACTAAACAAGGTTTGGTAAATGTTAAACGCAATAAGGATCTGTTCATTGTGAATTTGAAATAGCATGGTGTTGTTCGTAAATAGGAGATTAAAATGAAGAATGAAGTTGTAATTTATACTGATGGAGCATGTAAAGGCAATCCTGGACCTGGCGGTTGGGCGTATTATCTTTTTATTAAATCTGATCCATCTGTAAAAGTTGAAGATAGTGGGCATATTCCTGATACAACTAATAACCGTATGGAACTTATGGCCGTTATTATGGCTCTTAAAAAGTTGAAGAAATCATGTAAGGTAACTCTTCATACTGATAGTCAGTATGTTAAAAATGGTTGTGAATCGTGGATGGCAAATTGGAAAAAGAATGGATGGAAAGGTTCCAATAAAAAAGAAGTTTTAAATGCTGATTTGTGGAAAGAATTAGATTCTTTGTTGCAACTTCATTCTGTTTCATTTGTGTATGTTAAGGCACATAATGGTGATCAATGGAACGAGCATGTAGATAAATTAGCATCTGACGCGGCGACAACTTCATCTGAAGTTAATACAGGTTAATAAATGTCAATGTTATTTGCACAGCTGTTCTGAAGGTGTGATTGCTGATAAAGAACATTATGACTTTGTGACCAATCTGTTTAAGGAATTGAATGATGAATAAATGTAATTTTAAACCTATTCTTGGTAGTGTGTATTATTATGTTCATGCCGATGATTATGATAGCTATTTTAGTGTAAGAAATTCTGTATGGGATGGTCGTGATGTAGACTTTTGCAGAATGCGTCGCGGTGTTTGTCATACGTCTTATACATCTGCTGCTGAACATTGCGATATGATCAGTAGGACATGTGATTGATAAAATAATTGAATATAATCAATAAACTTAATGGAGATTTATTATGAAACCTATTATTGGATATTGTTCTAATTTATTAAAAGCAATTGCAACTGAAGCAGCTAGTGCAATTGAATATGATACTTGGTCAGATGAATTTTGTCGTGAGCAATTATGTTCAATTCGTAAATGGTGTCATCAAGGCATTATACAAGAAATGCTTGATAGCATTACTGCTGATGATGTAGGGTTACTTAAATTACTTGGCTGGCAAGTATGGAAAGAAGATGATAATGGCAATATGCTGCTTTGTGTGCCGCTGTATTGTAAAATGGCATTAGCAGAAGGCGTTAAGCTATATTCTATTTTTGGAAAATATAAAGAAGTGCGCGATAATGATCATCGATTTGGTGCTCTTGCATATGGTGTTTTACTTAATACCAAGGGAAATCCTGTCTCAACTAAATTCTTAGCAAAAGATGATTAACAATATTCATTTTCTGTGTTGATTTTTACCATTATTTTTATTAGGAGATTTAAATTATGAATAATCTAAAAATGCGTCGTAAACGTGCTTTTGTGAAAGCTAAACTTTTCAAAATTGCATCTGTTTATTTGTTTACTAAAACCGAGTATCGTTTTGCTTTACATAAAGCGAATAATGATCTTGCTTTATTTAACTTGATTGCATCAGGCGTTAAGAACGATTTCGAAGTATGTGAATTGGCATTTGGCAAAGATGGCAAACGTAATCGTAAAATTGCATTGATGCAGGTTGAGGGCCTTATTCATATTTGTGGCCAAGATCAGGAAGAATTGGTGTCAATGAAACCTCCGTTTATTGCTATTGAAGAATTGAAAGATTCTTTGAATCAACTTCCTGCTGAACAGCTTGCTTTCATTTCTGATCGACTTCCTATTTCTATGTTTGGAGTTTAAAATGTCTCTTTATGAGATATTAAAACGGGAATTAAAAGTGTTTGAAGATAAAAAATATTTTTTATATAAATACTTTCTCTTCAAACTGATTTCTGAAATTGATTCTATTTTTGGAGATAATGTTTCTGATATTCAAATCAGGCATTTTTTGAATAAAGTTATTTCTGATTTGAATTGGGATAAAGCTCGTTATATCGGAAAAGATATAACTATGTATTCTGAAACATCTCTAAAAATAGAGTTGCTGAATAAAATCTTGGAGTTGTATAAAAATGAATGCGAGAGTTAAATCTAGGCCAAATTCAAAATCTGGACATAAGCAAACTGTAAAAGATCCTGTTGTATCAATAGCAAAATCCCGCCGCTGTATAGTTATGCACTCTGGTGGTCCTGTATCCGCCTATTTACTAGATCATTTATCTCCGATGTATGATTCTATTCTTGTTGTACACTTATCTGATAATAGCTCATTTAAATTATCTATTTTAGAAGCTGTTCAAAAATCTGTTGATCGATATGATAATTGCCGACTTGAAATGGTTAATTTTGATACACCATTTGAAGGTGTTAAAGATTTATTTGAAGTTATGAATTTTGCTATCAAAACAACTGTTAAGTCAGCTAGCATTGAAGAAGTTTATTTCGGCATTACAAAAGATTTCTTCTTTGAAAATAAGGCATTGCAATTGTTTACTAATAATGAAGTGAATCTTTTAGATTTTCTGAAATTTGATAATTTAAAAGTATCTCTTCCTTTTGAAAAGATAAATCGATCTGAAATTGTTAAAATGGCAATTGATGCAGATTTAGATTTTCTTGAAGATCCTAATCAATTTAAATTAGATGGATTGTATAAATTGGTTAGAGATAATCTTTGTCCAGCACTTTACAATTTGGCATCTGGAGATAAATATGTTGAAAATTTCAAAAGTGCTTGATTGGTTTTTAAATGTTTTCTCATTGATCCTTAATAACAGTTTGCCGCGTATCAAATATAAATTGTTTGAATGGAACAGGGACACAGACGAGCTTGTGTTTAATTCTCTTTTTGATTTGTTTGTTTTTATTTCAAAAAGTTGTATTAGATTATCTAAACCAGCAATTTATTTCGGCGGCAAAT